CCCCCGCCGTGTCGTTGCCGATAACAAGCGGTATTTTATGAAATTCCCTATCGTGAAGAGCGACTTCCCCGAAGTTATCCCAGAGGATATATTCTTTCCCTGTATTTTGGGTGGTTAATTGAATCCCCGACACAATCATGTCAAGATACGCTTTTTGTTCTTCGATCCGGGATGGAATAACATAACCGGTCGCCATGATGTCCGCGCCCGCTTTTATCTGGCAATCGCCACAAATCATCCGCAAAAGATCCGTTAAAGTCTTATTTTCATAAACGTAAGTATCGGTGTTTTTTAGGTACCGAATCTGGTCATAAGACGTCACATTAATAAAACCGTTTTTATCAGGCCTGAGACGAAACACAAAACCTTTAAAAATGTTGTGCATCTCCCCTTTTGGTTCAATTTCGTCCGATGTGAAAATAACCAGGTTCCCTTCTACAATTTCAAGATTTTTCTTATCTGACAGTAGCTTGAATTCCAGCACCGACACACTGTTTTTCTCCCGGGTGAGCGTGATATCGCCCTGGACAACCGGTAAATACACCCGATCGCCGCTTTGTATTCTTAATTCAGTCGCCATGTCAGAACCCCGTCAAGTCAATGACTTGCCCCGGTGTAATGTGGTTTGGCTCTGCGATGTTGTTTTTTTTCGCCACATCCCAGCACTTCCCGCCGTCACCTAATTGCGTTGAGCAAATAGCCCACAGAGAGTCACCTGATTGCACGGTATAAGTTCGGCGCTGGTTTGGCAACACCACCAAATCTGGTTCAACTGGCCGTTCTGGTTCTTCTGGCGTCGCCACATCGTTTTCGATCTTAAATGTTTTTGTTCCGTAATCAGGGTATGCTTTTAAGACAATACTCATCATGATATCAAAGCCATTGTTGGCGCTTTCTTTTTGTTGCAAATCTTCGATTGCGACTTTGATATTCGTACTAAATGAGATGTTATATTTACTTGTCGTGTCATTCTCCTGTCGCTTTATGAACCGGGATAAAATAAATTGAAAGGGAGTTTTTGTAGCCCTCAACTCTGTCAACTTCTTAATGTAATATTCTGCTGTTCGGAACTGGTTCTTTTGGTACACCGCGAATGGGTACCGTGTTTGAGGCAGGAGAAAATCAAATGTTACTTCTTCCAGTCCTGGGGATCTGAGGATATTAACCTCAGATCCGTCAATTAGTTCAAATGTTTCATTTTTCCCCGGGGCATGAATGCTGATCTCGCCCGGGGTAACAGGGAGTAAAATTTTATTAAGGTATACTAAATATGACATTTTACCCTCCTAAGCCACGCTTGAGCGTGTTCTCATTTTTTCAACAATCAGCGAACCTAAACGATCCGCTACCACTTCGATATCCATATCATTCGATATTTTGATGCCGTTCATATTAACATGCACCGTTACACCGCCAGAACTCGCAGCAATACTGTTCGGCCCCCGTCTTCCAGACTCAAATAACTTTGTTTTTTTGGAGTTAAGAACCGTTTCACCACCGTTAAAGCCGATGATCTCCGGCCCGTTTTCACCAACCAGATGCAATCCCGCTCTGGCTGACATCGTTCCGGATGAATAGCCCCAAAGAGCACTTGGGTCAATTGCCGCGCCGTCCTGGTACAGACCGAAATGAAGATGGGCGCCGGTTGAATTACCGGTAGAACCAACATAACCGATTGTTTGGCCGGCTGACACCGTTTGACCCAATGAGGTAGCAATGCTTTCCATGTGGGCGTATAAGGACGTTAGGCCGTTGCCGTGGTCAATTTCGACCATGTTACCGTAGCCGCCATTCCATCCTGCAAAGATTACTGTGCCCGCACCAGCAGCGCCGATTGGTGTTCCTGCCGCTGCGCCGATATCGATACCTTCGTGATACCCGCTGGACATTTGGCCGCTGTCAGTCATAAATTGATCTCGATTACCGAAACCCGACGTAACGGCACCCGCTAAAGGCGTAATCAAATCGCCCATAGATGCCCCGCCAATGCCGATGGATTTAAAGAAATCAGCAGCACCGCCGCCGATATACTCTATTCCGGCTTTTAGATTAAAGTTTCCTGACTCAAAGGCAGCTTTCATATCGGCTACAATGCTTTCGCAGAATTTAACCAGATCGCTATCGCCCAGCGAATTAAAGAGTCCGGCCATGGTATTAGTCCCGATATCATACATTTCTGTAGATGGAGAGTGAATACCCAGTTTGTTTTTAAATGTATTGAGCATGAGCCCTGTCAAGCTGACAATAGTTGATTCGATACTTCCCGAATCATCAAGTCCGGCTTTTAGTCCTGCCATCGCGTAATCCGCAATGGATCGAGTATCTTTGGGCAAGGGCGATAACATTTTATTGATGTTGTCCTTTACCGCTGTTGCGCTATTACCAGCACTTCCGGAACCGCCAGCGATTGCGCGTTGTCGCTGAAGACAGGAGGTAGCTGGACGCCGTTTCAACACCGGAACGGTTCATCTCCATTCCAGACGCCAGCATGTCAGCGGAACCTTTGCCGAATTCAAGCCATTGTTCCCCGATGATATCACCGGCTCTATCTTGCCCAACAAAAATAGCAAGTAAATTTTTAATCCCATCTGCGATAGATCGGACGTAGTTGTTAAAAGATTCTGATGCTCCGAGCCAATCCTGATTAGTAACACCCCAGTAAAGGTTCATAAGTGAATCGAATCCAGCAGCTACACTTGCAACCGCACCGGCCGCACCAGTTTCAACCTGAACCCAATAACCAAATAACGTTCCGAAACCTTCGCCCATTTGCCCCCAGTCGAAATTCGCCAAATCGCCCGACATAATCCCGAAGAATTTTTCCCACGAACCAAGCATCCCGCTAAAATTAGCCGATATGATCGGCGCATCGGTGGTTACTTGAGCGACGAACCCACTCCAAGCGGTTGAGAAATTATCTTGAGCTGTAGAAAACCCGGTCCCGACATCGGTGATCAATTCTTGCATAAATGGTTGTGTAGAGATATTACCAATCGTTGATACAATGCTTGCGGCAGTTTCTACACCACCAGCTAGCCCATCAAGAAAACCGTCCAGCTCATCACTATTGGCCAGCTGTCCCATCTGGGTAAATACGCCTTGAAACGCTCTATTTGACTTATTCTGAAAAATAGTCCAGGCTTGCCCAAACGTTAGACCCATTGCTTCAAACTTTGCGTCTGTGGCGTTAGCGGCCTTAAACATCGACTCTTTAACGATATCAGCGGTGATCTCTCCCTCTTGCGCCATTGCCCTGATTTGCCCGATCGGGATACCTAAATAGTCCGCAATGGATTGGATGATCGTTGGCGCCTGTTCGAATACAGAGTTAAGTTCTTCCCCTCGCAGTACACCGGAACCCATAGCCTGCGTTAACTGCAATGTGGCAGCCTCGGCACCTTGAGCACTGGTGCCCGAAATAACGAACTGTTTACTGATCTGTTCGGCAAACTCAACTGCTTCATCGTTGGTGGAGAAAGCATCTTTTGCCAGTATCCCCATCTTGCCGACCATATCGGCCATCGCTTGATATGGCGCCCTTGAATCGTTGGCGGCATTAAAAATATCTGTCTGTAATTCGCCGGTAGTCTGTAAGCCGTCATTCATTAGCCCTAATCGGGCAGTGGTCTGCGAATAACCGTCTGACATACCGATAAAATTGCCAACGGCTTGCAATGACATATACCCGGCAGCTAATGCCCCAACTTTAGTAATCAGCCCGCCCATGGAGCTGGTCGATGCTTTCGCTGTGCTGTTAAAACTTTTCTGACCATTTTCTGCTTCTTTTACTGACTTTTCGAATTGCTGGAACGCGGCCCCGGCTTTGGACATCTCGCTTCTCGCTGCAGATAAGCTTTTCGTATCAATAGCCCCTTGACTGGCTGACTCCATTCGTTCAAAACCCGCAATCATACTATTCATGCCGCTCATCATTGATTTAATGGCCGGGGTCATCTGATCGGATAGCCGGATACTACTTGATATTGAGCTCATCGTTTTTTACCTCCTTTCTTGCGTTCTTTCTCGGCCTTTTTCCGGGCTTTTATTTCCAGATCAATTATGGCCATAAGTAAGGTCTTTTCCCAAACTTCCATCGCCATAAATTCTGACGGTTTAATATGGTATTCCTTTAAGACAAAAGCGGCGTAATTTGCGTCAGGGTCGCCACCCTCAATTAGTTTTTTGCTTCTTTGACCTTTTCTTCAGTGTTTACTTTGAAGCCGTTGATTTCCTGCAATTTATCAAATAACTGTTTGTATTCTTTGATGTTTAGCATCTTATTCAGCAGCGCCCCGGGTTCTTTGACCTTGTAAAAATCCTGCAATTCTGCATTGTTGAGGTTTGGAGAAACGACGGACTCAACCATCAGGTTTTTGCGATACTGGCTTTCGTTGTATTTAAGGATTGGGTTTCCTTTTACATCAAAGTCTGCGGTCATCGCTTCGGAGATTAGTCGGTCATTATCCTCCGGTTCCGTAGGTTTTAAGACCCAGTCGATAGGAACGCCATTTTCGTCAATGAAATCAATCGATGCTGGATATTTCGTAAGTGTTTTAACTGCTTTATTTTGAACCATAAATGCTTTTAAATTATCTGCCATGTCTGTTACTTCCTTTCTAAATTAAAAAGAGACGCATTAAGCGCCTCCTATAGCATTCCTGCAAGCAGGGAAAATTCTTCTGACATTTCCACACTCTCGAACGTAAAATCAAGTGTTTCCGTCAAGTAGGTAGAATCTGCATCAAACTGGGCCATTATTGCTGAATCGAGATTACAATCTTTCAGGATAACAGTCTGGCGACCGACTGAAGACGTTGGATCTTCATTCGTTACCTGGATATCGAAATAGAAATCCTCGCCTGTTTTAGCGTATCGGATCATCAGTTTTCGCAGAATAGAAGTGTTATAATGCACCTCCATGCTCCCTGATCCACAACGGTCATATACAGCTGACGCATTGCTTTGTTTGGCGTGACGGCATCGGCGACGTATGTCTGATCTCCGGCTTCATTACCAGTGACTACAATATCAGCGGGGTCAAAGTTCTTGATGGCCTTGCCCATGGACTCGTGCTGTTTTACGATGTCGTTCCACAAACTCACTTGACCGTCTTTATCACCGTCAATTTTGCCTAGGTATTTTGAGTTGAAAATTAATGACCCAACCTCAATAGCAATATGGTCAAGAACTCGAATAACCTGGTTTTCAGCAAAATCTTTTTCTTTGCCCTCTACAAAAGATGTAAAGCTGTTAATATCATCCAGCACCGATACAACGGCGCCGGTTCGGTGGTAGGCATAAACACCACCGGTAATAAATGCCGTCAATTCTGTCTGCGTATAGTCGGTATTAATCGTATACTCGCCGGCATAGGTTGAGTTAAGCAAGCTGTCAGTAATCGCACAAGCTGCCTGAGCGCCGGTAGTATAAAACACCAACTCATAGCCAGTGGCGCCCGCATCAGTTACGGTATTTGCGATTTGAATCACGCCCTCATAGTCAATGGCTGTTGCTGATTTTGGCCGGATCGTCTGGAATTTAACCCCCATATCATCCCGCAGTCGTTTGGTGTAATTATCAAACAAGGCGTGAATAGCGGTATCCGCTGACGGGCAACCTAAAGCATTAAATGAATACTGCTCCAATTTCGACAAAAATGTCGAAAAGATTTCGCCAGTGATGGTCGTTACATTGGTTCCGGTCGATAAGGCCAGCCCTGCATTCGCTGCCAGCGTCGCGCCTGTTTTAAAATCAACAAACGCATTGCTGACCAGCGCTGTAGCTGCCGCAACGGTTTGAGTTTCATAAACAACGTCATCAATCAACGTTTTAACGTCAAATTTAGTTTCATCGTCCACATTTACCGCGATAGCGATTTTAAAATCGTTTCCCCGGGTCCCGGCGTATTTCGCCGTTGCAAAAGTATTCTCAGCTTTAACCCCACCACCATTCAAGCGATAGCAATAAACTTTAATCGCATTTGCAAATAATTCCCGTAAATTTTTCATGTTCGCATGGGTGTTTGCATACCCGAAGATCTCAGCACACTCCGTTACGGATAAAAACTGTTCCTGTGTTACCTCAAATACCTCGCCGCTTATACCCCAGTCCAACAGCAATGGCATTGCTGCCACACCTCTGGTCGATTCCCCCGCGGCCGCTCTCGGCGCACTGATCGCGTTAATGTACGCCCCGGGAAGTGTTTTGTTGTAGGCTGTAAAAGTCCCGCCTCCTAATGCCATTAGTTCACCTTACCTTTCAAAAATTTATCAACCAACTTGTCAACCTCGCTGGTCGTGTAGGTTTCAGAATCCAATAAAACAGCCCCCAAAACATCAGCTTTAGGGGCGTATTTCTTAGACTTTATCAATTGTTGTTTTGTGAATCTGTTTTCAGCCGTAGTTTCCTCGACTGTTTTTTTAGTAGCCATTTATTTAATCCTTTCAGTAATTTCGATTGTTTGCATTTTCGCCACTGGTGGTCCTTGAACATAGAGAGTAGCGTCATAGGTCACAGAAATATGACCTTCCCCATCAATCGGCTTTCCGCTGATCTCAATCCCGCTGATTTTGGTACCGTCAGGAAGCGATA